CTTTTCAAGGTCACAGATACAAATTACAATTCTGATTAGGGGCTAATTTAGGTCAAGGTGCAGATGTACATTCTGGGCTTGTTAAATTAGGTAAGTCTCACCATATTGTCGTTTGTGATATAATGCATATATAGGTATCCAAAAGGGGCTATGTATATGCATTCTAAGTATTATACATAGTTATATGTATAAATTTCTAAATGTCAAACTTTTTTATCTAGCAGAACCAGATACATCATAGATAAACTTACCAGTTCGTATAGCTTCCATGACTTCATCGGCTCTTCTCTCATACTCTTGTGATGACATTTTTTGTACTTGAGATTCTTTTAGATACGTAGACTCCTCATTAGTTTGAGGTTTTGTACGTGTTGATTTAGGATTTGTAGCTATTGCTGCATCTTTTGAGCTTGTCTTCTTCTTACCAATATTCCTATCAGCCTTATACAAATCAATAGCTCTGGCAGCAGACATTGCATCATTGTCATTTTCATATAAAGCTTTTTGCACCCACTGTGGTTGCTCTTCAGCCCAGTTATGAAAGTCATCATTCTCACGAATATCTACAAAATCAGGGTGTAGTTTTAGTAACTCTACTTCAGCTTTCTCCTTCGTAGCTGACTCCTGCATCTCATTTATTTTTTGAATCCTAGACTCAAGCTCTTGTGCTTGCTCTTTAGATTTTTTGATGGCTATAGTTTCTACTATTGCTGCCACATCAGGATACTCTTTTGCCCATGCTTCAATATCCTCATCCGACTTTGGTAACTTAATCTGCTTTTTAGTTGCACTATCAAGTTGCTCTCTAAGTTGATTTATCTGCTCTTGTAGGTCAGCTTCTTTTTGTTGAGAATGTCTTCTAAGATCACCATAGCGTTTCTTAAAAGTTTTTTCCTCTGCAGTGGTTGGCTCTGGTTCTTCTTGAACCTCTTCCTTTACCTCACCTTTATTTTCTGCAATTAGTTTATCTAATTCTTCTTCGTCTTTTTTAATTTTATCATCTCTTGAATATTTACGAGATGCTAATGCCATTACTTTTTTTGG